TGAAACCCACACAATCCGCGAATTCGTTGAACTCGCATTCGAAGCTGCTGGTATTCATGGCGTATGGAAAGGTTCTGGCATTAACGAAATCTTCGAACAAAAAGAAACTGGCAGGGTATTGATGGTAATCAATGAAAAATTCTATCGCCCCGCAGAAGTTGAACTTCTTCTTGGTGACTCAACTAAGGCTCGCCAAGAGCTGGGATGGGAGCCGAAAACTTCTTTCAAAAATTTAATTGACAAGATGGTTTCTTCAGATATACTCTCTTTGGATGGCAAAGAGTAAGATCAACAAAAAGCAAATACTCGCAAGACTCACGCTTGTCCCTACAAAGGATAAGCGTTTGTTTTATATGCGAGAAATGAAGCTACTTAATGATTTATGCGAAAGATACTCGCTTGAGTTTATGAATGCCGTTTCTTTTGACAAAAAGTTTGACTCTCTGGCTTATTTGGTCAGCGACAAGCTTCAAGAGACAATGGACAAAAAGTTTCGCGCATTCAATTTTAAGGTTGATTTATCCAAGTATCCTAGTTACGATATAGGAGAAAAGGTTGGCGAGGATGCCACAATAGACAAAAAAATAAAATCATTAAAAGACTTTTTAGATGGCTAAAAATAAACAAGACAAAGATAAAGAGGTAATCAAATCTAGCGCGGTATTGGGTTCGTTCTTGAAACAGAATTCTGACGATCACTATAACTTTGAAGATGAAATCGACTACAAAGTTTCCAGCGGTTCTCTGCAATTAGATTTGCGACTAGGTGGAGGATTAGGTCCAGGTTTGCATAGATTTTGTGGAATGAATGAGGGCGGCAAAACAAGTTCCGCTCTCTCGTTCATGAAGAACTTTTTGGCTACAGTTCCCAATTCAAAAGGCTTCTATATCAAAGCAGAAGGTCGTTTGTCTAAGGAAATGAGAGAAAGATCAGGTATTAAATTCGTATTTAAACCAGAAGAATGGGAAGCTGGAACATGCTTTGTATTTGAAAGCAACATTTACGAAACTGTTGTCGCGGCAATGCGCGAACTCGTTACCAAAAACGAAGAAGACAATCGTTACTATTTCTTGCTTGATTCTGTCGATGGGTTAATTACCAAAGGCGATCTTGACAAGGACTTCGAAGACTCAAACAAAGTTGCTGGTGGTGCTGTGATTGCAGCTAACTTCATGAAGCGCTTGTCAATTGCACTCGCCAAGAGAGGTCACATAGCAGTATTTATTAGCCAAGTTCGCGCTGATATTAAACTCGATCCATACTCGAAAGCTCCAGTGCGTCAGACAACTGCTACTGGCGGTAATGCCCTACTTCACTTTGCGAATTTCATTCTCGAATTTGAGCCAAGATATAAAGGAGATTTAATTCTTAAAAATCCATCAGACAAGACAATTGATCCTGTGACGAATCCAATCATTGGTCACTTTGCGAAAGTAACTGTCAAGAAGTCTCCGAATGAGAAGACAAATCTTACGATTGCTTATCCAATCAAATATGGTCGCACCAATGGCAACTCCGTATGGATTGAAAAAGAAATCGTTGACCTTCTTTTGTTGTGGGAGTTCCTTACCAAAGGTGGTGCTTGGTATACGGCCACCGAAGAATTTGAAGAACTGCTCGCTGAAAACTCGCTTCCTGTGTTTGGTAAAGTTCAAGGACTCGACGCTGTATTCAATAAGATCGAACAAGACCAACAACTCAGCAAATTCCTCATTGGATATTTCAAGAAAGCAATTTGCAATGAAGTTTAAAACAATCAATGGCTCTGTTGCAGAGCTAAAAAATGCCAAGAGATATTTAATCAAATGGAGAGGCAAGAGCCGCAGCAAGTTTCAACTTTCCGTAAAACAGTTTCTCTTTCCGTATTGGAAGAATGATATTGTCTTCGAAGAGTTCAAGCTTGTCGGCACTCGCCTTTCTTTTGATTTCTACAACGCTAACAAAAAAATTGCCGTCGAAGTTCAAGGAGGTCAACACACGAAATATGTTGAATTCTTCCACGGCAATCGTTTTCAATATCTCCAGCAATTAAAAAGAGATGAAAAGAAATTACAATTCTGCGAAGTCAATGGAATCACTCTCGTCGAAATTTATCCAAAGGATAAAATCTGCGAAGAACTTTTTTCATCATTTGGCGTAATTTTGTAATTGACAACGGTAAAAAAAACCTTATCCTCAACTCAGATGATCTATAACTTAGAACTAGAAAAACAATTACTAGCAGCACTAATCAAAGAACCCGAAAGCTATTGTGAGATTTCCAATTTCATTAGCCACAAGGATTTCTACAGCGAAGATTCGGGGCTGCACAGTTCAATCTTTACAGTAATCAAACAAGCAATCGACGCTGGTGATCAGATTGATGAGGTCATCGTTGCACAACGAGTATCGTCACTAGGATTATCTTTTGAAGATAGACTCAATCCTGCTGATTACATTCGCTCGCTTGCCATGCGCAAAGTCCCGCACGGCAATCTAATCAAGACAGCAAAAGAACTCAAGAAGTTCACGATTCGTAGAGAGATATATGAATCCTCTCAAGAGATTGCTCGTAAGATGAAGTCTATTGCTCCAGAGTCGAGCTATAGTCAAATCATCGGAGCAGCAGACGATTCCTACAATTCGCGCATCAATCTTTATGAGATTGGAAACGATACGCCAGAAAACATCTATGATGAAATGGAAGCATTGATTGAAGAGCGAGGCAACAATCCCATTACCGAATTCGGCATGATGGGTCCTCATGAAAAAATCAATGAAATCTATGGATCACTGCTAAGACCTGGAAATATCACAGTTATCGTTGCTCGATCTGGCGTAGGAAAGACTCAATGGTGCATGGACTACTCAACTAAAGTGTCGATGAAATACGATGTTCCTGTATTGCACTTCGACAATGGCGAGATGAGCAAAGAAGAGCTTATCATGCGTCAGTGCGCTGCCATTTCGGGCGTTCAAATGCATCTTCTTGAAACAGGAAACTGGAGAAAAGCTGGACCAGATGTTGTCGCAAAGGTTCGTGCTACTTGGGCAAAAGTAAAAAACCTCAAGTTTTATTACTACAATGTAGGCGGCATGGATGTAGATTCAATGATCAAGGTTCTCAAGCGATTCTACTATGGCAAAGTTGGTCGTGGCAATAAAATGATCTTCTCATTTGACTATATCAAAACGACTTCAGAATCTGGTGGCGGCAAGAATGAATGGCAAGTAGTTGGCGAGATGGTTGACAAATTCAAGAAGTGTCTTCAGAAAGAAATCCTTCACGAAGGTGAGCCTATCATTCCTATGATTACATCTGTGCAATCTAACAGAAGTGGTATTACCAATAACCGTCAATCAGCAAACATTGTTGATGATGAAAGTATCGTATCGTTGTCAGACCGAATCACGCAGTTTTGCTCCCACATGTTTATTCTGCGAAATAAAACTGCCGATGAAATTGAAACAGAAGGTCGCAACTTTGGCACTCACAAAATCATCAACGTCAAAGCTCGACACCTTGGCAAAGATATTGCTGGCGCTGTTGAACCAGTTCGTATTGGCGATAATTTGCGGAAGAACTTTATTAACCTTGAGTTTCACAATTTCTGCATTACAGAAAAAGGAGACCTTCGCGACATTGCTCGCGTAATGGAAGGTGGAGCAGACCTAGAAGACGATGAATCAGATGACCTCCCAGACTTCAATTGATCCTGTTCACATCAAGCCTACCCTTGAAAGAATAGGGTATCGCTTGATTGATTGTGGAAACCATTGGCGCACAAAAGCTTTATATCGAGGCGGCGACAATGAAACTGCCATTTGTGTTTACAAAAATACTGGCGTTTGGACAGACTATGCCCAAGGTAGTCAGAAGTTTCCCTTTGAGAGATTAATCAAATTGACTTTTGGCTCTGACAAACAAGCAATTAAAAACATTCTATCTTCTATCAACAAATCTGAAGAATACGTATACATAGAAAAACAAACAATCGAAATGGATCAAATCTACCCCGAATCAATTTTAAATAATCTGTTCCCGAATTTCTCCTTCTACAAGAAGAAGGGACTGTCAGATGAAACTCTCAACTTTTATAAAACTGGATTCGCTCAATCTGGCAAAATGTATCGCCGCATGGTGTTTCCAATCTATAACGAGTATAAGCAAATCATTGGCTTTAGTGGTAGAAAGATAGACGACAGCAATGAAAAAATTCCCAAGTGGAAACATCTCGGCAAAAGAAAGAATTGGATTTATCCTGCTTATGTTCCCGCAGAAGAAACCGTCGATTCGATCATTCGTAAAACAGGCGAAGTCGTAATTGTTGAAAGCATAGGAGACAGTATGGCTCTTTTTGAGTCTGGCATCAAAAACAATCTTGTATCTTTTGGACTCGGTTGCCAGTCTATCATGCTATCATATCTCAGCTCTTTTCCTGTTAAGAGAATTGTAATCGCTGGCAACAACGACTTAGATGGTGAAAACCATGGCTATCTTGGATGCGTTAAAACATTGTTAAATCTTTTGCCGTATTTTGATTTTAATTGTATTGAGATTAATTTGCCGCCAGAATCTCACAATGACTTCTCTGACGCATTTACTTCTGGAGTTGATCTGAAAAAATGGTATAATAATCCTGTAGACCGTTCTCAATTCATCAAGGAGTTGATTACTTTTGTAGCCGCAAATAAGCAGAAATTCAAAGAAAAAGACCTGTCTATGCTAAGAAAAGTATTAAAATCCGCATGAGTGAACCAAAAAATTCGCTATCCGCTAGTCGCATCAAAACTCTACAGTCTTGTAGCTGGATGTATTATGCCAAGTATGTGTTGGGCATTCCAGACAAATCAAATGACGGCGCTAGCAGGGGAACTGTCTGCCATTTAATTTTTGAAGTTCTTGGCGAGCCTCGTAGAAAAAAAACCTACGATAAAATCATTAAAAAACAAGATGCTTTCGCGGTGGAGTCAATTAAGAGATTGATATTCAAACATGCCAAACGCCTTGCTGTTGATGACGACGACAATATTGAGTTGATTAAAAAAATGACACTCAATGGACTGATGTATGACTTCTTCGGTTTGTCTGCTGGCAAGCCAGCGCTGGCAGTATCAGAACAAGACTTCGAAATTGTTGTCAATGACGGCAAATTCAAATACAAAATCAAAGGATTCATCGACAAGCTATTTCTCTACAAGAAACAAAAGTTCGCTCTCATTCGCGACTTCAAGACTAGCCGCGAAACTTTTAAAGGCAAAGAAGTCAAAGACAACCTGCAAGACTACATGTATAGCTTGGCAGTCAAGCATCTCTTTCCAGAATACACCAACAGAGCAAGTGAGTTTTTGTTTTTGAAGTTTGAGCTAGACGATTCTAAAAACTCTGGCGTTATCAAAATGGCTCCCATTACTGACGATGACCTAGAAGGCTTTGAATATCAACTTACAGCAATTCAAGAATACCTAGACAACTTCTCTGAAGAAGATGCCTATTCCAACTTTGCATCCAAGCAACCTTTTCCCAAAGATAAAACTTTCAGTGGACCACTGCAATGTGGATTTGCCAAATCTCCAGGTCAGCTAAAAATTGACGGAACTCCCATGTGGGCATGTTCGTGCAAATGGGCTTTCGACTATTTTGTCACGGTAGATGAGAACGGAAAGCAATTAAAATCATATTTTAATGAATCAGAAATCCCAGAAGGACAAAAATATGAAAAGCGTCACTATGCTGGTTGTCCTGCACATCAAAAAAAGTCTTGACATCGTCATGAGGATGTATTATTCTCTTCTTGATGATTCCTATATTTACATCTCACTTCTCAATAGGGAAGTCAATTCTGACGCTACAGCATCCCGACAAAGAAACTTCGGATGGTTCTGATAGTATCTTTTCAATCGCCAAAGAAAGCGGTTTGAAACACTTGTTCTTAGTCGAAGAATCAATGACTGGATTCTTTGAGGCTTTTAGAATTTCCAAAGAGTTGGGTATTCAGTTGCACTTTGGCTACAAGTTTGTATGCTGTAATTCTGATGCCGACTCTAAGTCTAATCACAAGCTTATTGCATTTGCCAAAAATGATGCAGGTTGCAAGGCTTTGAATCAATTGTATTCATTCATCAATACAGGTCAGAATGGCGCTATTTCCAATGACGATTTAATCTCTCATTGGAGCGATGATTTGATGCTCGCTGTTCCATTCTACGATTCGTTTATTTTCAATAATCAAATGATTATGGGCAATTGTATTCCAAACATTGCGCCATTAAAGCCAGTGTTTTTTGTGGAATCTAATGGGCTACCATTTGATGATCTTATCAAGAAAGCGGTGCATCGTTACGTCTCAGATAGAGCATCTGACTCTTCTATTCAATTAGTGCAATCTATTTTCTATAAGCACAAGTCTGATTGCGATGCCTTTCAAACTTACAAGATTCTCAGTGACCGCAAATTCGGTAAACAAGCAACTCTATCTTGCCCCAACTTAGACCATTTTGGCAGCGATGAATTTTGCTGGGAAGCATACGAACAGAAACTCGAAAAAATAATGAACCAACCATGAACGACTTACTCAGATTTAAAAAAGACCAAAACTATATAGTTCTGGACACGGAAACAGAAGGATTGAATCTCGTTTCTTCAAGACCATGGCAAGTATCATGGATTGTGTGTCGCGGCAATACGATCATTTCTAAACATGATCATTTCATTCGCTGGGATAATATCAATGTATCTCCCGATGCTGCCAGAATTACAGGCTTTGATAAAGATCATTACTATTCGAAAGCAGAAGCACCAATCAAAGTTTTTTATAAGCTTTCCAAGTATCTTTACGATCCATCGTTTTTAGTAATTGGTCAAAATCTTTTGGGGTTTGATGTTTACATGATTAACGTGTGGCGCAAGCTCATGGGCATGAAGACTGATCATTTTTATGTGAATAGAATCATTGATACCAAGTCCATATCGACAGCAATATTCAAAAACATTTTACCCGACAAAGAAAATTTCTTGTCATGGCAATATAAGATGTTGCATATTCGTGAAAAGGGTTTAAAAACCAGTCAAGCATTCATGCTTAAATACTACGACATTCCTCATGACCCTAAAAAACTGCACGATAGTCTCTACGATGTAGAGATGACTTTCGAAATCTTCAAAAAACAAATTTTTAACATTGATCTATGATTGAACAATTCTCACATTACGAATCTCCATTTCCAGCGGGGGTAAAACTTCCTAAAATCCAAATCGAACAGCGCTACTATCAAGAGCTAGGAATTCCCGATAGCATTTCTAACTTTGAATTTTTACGCCGTATTTGTTTTGAAGGTGTGAAAAAACGAGGCATCCTTGAATTTCCAAACAAAGAAAAATACTTTGAGCGCCTCAAGATGGAACTGTCTATCTTTGAAGATTTGGGCTTTATTGATTATGTTTTATTGAATTGGGATATTATTAATTTCTGTCACGAAACAGGTATTCCAACAGGCGCAGGTCGTGGTTCAGCTCCTGGAAGTTTAGTGCTATACGCCATTGGTGTAACTAACATTGACCCAATCAAACATGATCTATTCTTCGAACGATTCGTTTCCAAAAGCCGTGCGCGAAAAATCGAACACAACGGCGAAATCTTTTTGGATGGCTCGCTACTGTGCGATGTTGATAACGACATTAGCTACGACAGACGACAAGAGGTGCTAGATTATATTAATAAAAAATACGCTGGCAGAACTTCCAAGATTCTTACGCTCAATACTCTAAGCAGCAAACTATGCATCAAAGAATGCGGCAAGATTGTTGGCGAGATGTCAGAGTCGGAAGTTAATATCATTAGTGATTCAATCCCCAAAAAGTTTGGCAAGGTAGCAAAGCTTGGCGTAGCGTATGAAGAAAGCGAAGTCTTCAAAGAATTCGCTAACAAAAATCAACGCATCTATCGCATTTCCAAAAAGATCGAAGGTCTTAACAAGAATGTCGGCGTTCATCCATCTGGTATTGCTATTAGCTACTATCCACTAGAAGAGATTATGCCTGTGCAGAATACTGGTGAAGAAGCATTAGTTTCGGGGTATGATATGAACAATGTAGCGGAGTTGATGGTCAAGTTCGATATTCTTGGTCTGCGCACACTGTCGGTGGTCAATGACGTTTGCCAACAGATTGGCATCAAAGCTCACGACATTGATGTAGAGCATCCATCTATTTACGCAGCATTGCAAACACTGCAAGCTCCTAAAGGTCTGTTCCAGATTGAAGCTGATACCAACTTCAAAGTCGCACAGAAAGTCGCGCCACGCAACCTAGAGCAGCTTTCTGCGGTAGTCGCCATCGCAAGACCTGGAGCATTAGACTTCCTC